CCCCCGGCAGACAAGGCGGGCGCATGAGTAATCGCTGGGCCTCCTCCTGCCGGGGCAAGCAACGGCATAACTCCGAGCGCAAGGCCGACGCCGCGGCCAAGGCTTCGCAGATCATATACGGGGTCGAGATGAACAGCTACCTCTGTGGGTTTTGCCACAAGTGGCACGTCGGCAACACCTACGCCCGCAACGGCAAGGCGGCCAGGCGGGAGCGGGAAGAGGGCGACGAAAATAATTCGCTTGACAAAGCGAGTTTGATTCTCTAGGATGGTTTGCGATATGAAACTTTCGCAAATGAAACCCGGCAAGCGCATCTCAGTGACCGCGCAGAGACCCACCAAGACGCGGCTGCTAGTGGACATCCAGGGCATGAGGGAAAGCAAGGGCGTCACGATCCGGCAGGTGGAGAAGGTCATCAAAGTCAGTAATGCCACGCTCTGCCAGATCGAGCACGGATGCACCCCCAGGCTGGATAGTGCGCTCAAAATCGCAGCATTCATCGAACTGCCCATTGAAAGCATTTGGGCACTGAAAGGCAAGTGATGTGCCATGTTATCGAGATGACCGGCAAGAGATTCACCAAACTGCTGGTGTTGGAGCGGCGCGACTCTCGCCAACATGGGACCAATAGCACTGACATGCGCGCGGTATGGCTATGTCGCTGTGACTGTGGCAATGAAATCATAGCGTTTGGACATTCTCTGCGGTCGGGTAATACGCGCTCATGTGGATGTATTCGCAGTGAATTGTCAGCGAGCGCCACACATCGGATGACCGGCACGCCGGAATATCGGGCATGGTACAGCATCAAGGATCGGTGCAACAATCCAAACAACGAGGACTATCATAACTATGGCGGTCGTGGAATCAAAGTTTGCGACCGTTGGAGTAAGTTTGAGAACTTCTTCTCCGACATGGGATTGCGCCCTGGTGGAATGAGCTTAGATCGGCAGGATGTCAATGGCGATTACGAGCCACGCAACTGTCGCTGGGCAACAAGCAAAGAGCAGGCTCGCAATCAGAGAACCAATCTACGCTTCACCAAAGACGGCAAAACTCGCTGCCTGGCGGAGTGGTGCGAAATGTTAGGGTTGAATCGAGCTTTGATCTACCGCCGCATCAGACGCGGCGAAACATTTGAGAGAGCGATCTCCAGAAAGGCAAGGTACGGACATGGCGATTTATGATGAAAAGGAAAGTTATGCTGCGTCAAGAGCGGGAGGCGTAGGGGGAACCGATGCGGCAGCTATTTTAGGCCTCTCCCCATACAAGCGCCCTATTCAGATCTACGCCGGCAAGGTCAGCCCCGAGAAGCAGCCGGAGCTTGACAAGGAGTGCTTGTACTGGGGCAGCGCGCTTGAACCCATCGTGCGCGGCCGCTACCAGGAGCGCTTCAGCACTCAGGTGGTGGCGCCCGCCGACCTCGGAGTTATCTTCCCCAAATCCCGGCCGTGGCGCGATTCAACGCTCATTGAGGGCGCGGAGCCTTGGATGCTGGGCGCGCCCGACGGCTGGATTCCCTCAGCGCACAGTGGGCTTGAGGTCAAGTGCAGCTCCCGCAAGAGTGAGGAGTGGGGCGAGGAGGGCAGCGATGGCGTGCCCGCCCACTATCTCATACAAGCAGCTTGGTATACCGCCGTCTGCAATGCACGGGGCTGGAACTTCGCCGTGCTGTTCTCCGGCAACACCTTGGCCCAGTACCGCATTGAGCGCGATCCCCAACTTGAGAAGGACATGATCGAGGCGTGCCGGTCGTTCTGGTTTGACAATGTGCTGCGCAAAGTCGAGCCAGCTATCGACGAGAGCGAGAGTTATGGCAAGTATCTCGCCCGCAAGTTTTCACTCAACACCGGCAAGGTCATCGGCCCGCACGATCCTAACTACCCTGCGATTCTCAAGTGGACCGCCGAGATGAAGTACGCGGACGACTGCGAGAAGGAAGCTGGCGAGCAGAAGCAGTTGGCGAACAACCAACTTCGGGCGCTGGTGGGGGATGCGCAGAAGGTGGTAACTCCGTTTGGGACGTGTGGATGGGTGAGGCCCGAGAAGAAGCCTGTTACGGACGAGAAGGCGGCTATGATCGAGTTAGCCGCTCTCTACGACGACGCGCGCGCCGGGAATGCCATTTCTTCCGCCGATATCATCAAGAAGCACACGGAAGAGAAGCAAAACTCGGCATACCTCAAAGCGTGGTGGAAGAAATGAGAGTTACCATCCTTCCCGAACTCGCAATGGTCTGCCTTCGCGCGAAGTGCGCAGTTATCTTCGAGGGTCCAGACAAGACATGCCCGGCGTGTGGATGGCAGGGCGCAACCTACCGGGAGATCGAAGCAATGGCGCTGTCGGCCGTGCTTGGAACAATAATTGAGGCACCGAAGCCTCCGCAACCGATAACCCAAACCATTCAGTGAAAGGCAAGGTGATCCAGTGGCAGACACACAGTTGGCAGTAACTCCGCAGCGGCAGGGCGTCATCGCAAAGTTTGCGACGATGTACGATGTTGAACCCCAGAAGGTGCTGGCTATCGTGGCCGCCACTGTCTTCAAGCAGGCAGGCAACGAGCCACCATTGAGCCAGGAAGAGACGGCGGCAGCGCTGATCGTCTGTAACGCCTACAACCTCAACCCCTTCACCAAAGAGATATACGCCTTCCGGTCCAAGGGAAAGCTCCTCGTAGTGGTCGGCGTGGACGGCTGGGCAGCTATCGTCAATCGCCAGTCCGAGCTGAACGGCATCGAGTTCGAGGAGCATTTCGACGACAAGGGAGTTATCCGCGCGGTGACGTGCAAGATCCACCGCAAGGACTGCGCGCTGCCTGTGGTGGTCACCGAGTACACCCATGAGTGCCGGCGGGATACGATTCCATGGAACACCATGCCCATCCGCATGACGCGCAACCGGGCGTTCGTGCAATGTGCCCGCGTGGCGTTCTCGGTCAGTGGCATCATCGACAGCGACGAGGCGCAGACGATTGAGGGCAGTCCCGAGTACGTAACTCACGAGACGCGGGCGATCATTGATAGCTCTGCGACCAAGACCGATGCCGTCAAGGCCGTGGTGGCGAAGCGGGCGAATGCGGCGAAAGAGAAGGCGCAGCCCGAGCAGCAGGCCCGGCAAGAGTCGCAAACTGCGCAGGAGCAGCAGCAGGCGGAGAGGGAAAGTCGCGCCAAGGGAAGCCGCGAGCTTGTATCAGATCCCGAAGAAGAGCAGCAGCCAGCACAACAGACTCAGCCAGAGCAGGCACCAGAACTCTGGTAACAAGTTCCGGCCATCCCCCTCGGGGTAAGCTGGCCGGGAGATGCGCGGCGGGGCGTAGTCGTCATGTACACATAGCTGCCGTGGAGTTGAAGAAGCCTATGGTACCGGGCTTTGGATGATCGAGGGCAGACCGCGCACCAAACAAGTTCCGCAAATCAGGAAGGAAAACCGAGATGAGCAGGAAAGATGAATTGATCTCTGACATAAGAGCCAAGCTGTCGAGTGGTTCCAATATGCCCGACTCGTTCTGGGCGAAGATGCCCGACTCGTTCTGGGCGAAGATGCCCGACTCGCTCTGGGCGAATATGCCCGACTCGCTCTGGGCGAAGATGCCCGACTCGTTCTGGGCGAATATGCCCTACTCGTTCTGGGCGAAGATGCCCTACTCGTTCTGGGCGAATATGCCCGACTCGCTCTGGGCGAAGATGCCCGACTCGTTCTGGGCGAAGAGAATCCTTGACGATCTTCCTGAATCGATGCTCGAATCTATCAAGGAATCGTTTTTGGAATAACAAGTTCCCCGGCCGGTCGCAAGGCCCACAGACGTTGCGTCCGTACTGGTTGCCGCCTACAGCCAACCAAAACGGGCAGGCCGGGGATTCAATCGAAAGGAAAGGCACGGCATGAAACTCAAGTGCGAAGTGAGATATAATAGGGGTGTCGGGGCGCTAACCCCGGCAAAGCCTCATCGCCACAGGAGGGCGAATATGACACCCCTTGCAGAAGATTATCTCACTCTCACCGCTTTGCCGCAACGAGAACTACTTCCTCCGAAATCGAGTCTTCCGCCGCGTCCGTCCGAAAAGACTGTCGTTACCAATTGCTCTTATTGCGGAAAAGAAATGCTGCGTTACAGGTCCACAGTTCGCCTAGGGCGTGGTCGTCATTGTTCTCGTGCTTGCTCAAATGCTGACGCAACGTTGAGACGTAAACCTGAGCCAATACCACCTACACGCGATTGCAAAGAGTGCGGGCAGACGTTTATTCCAACCACCCACCATCACATGTTTTGCTCAGTGAAATGCAATCATTCTTTCCATGAGAAAAATATGCCTGGATGCTTTCTTGGGGCTTCAAAGGTGGTTAAGGGAGAGGTCGGAGAACTTCAGGTTGTCATCGATCTACTGTTGAGGGGATGGCATGTGTTCCGTCCGATGTGCTTCGGTTGCGGTTTTGACTTCTTAATTACGCGCGGAGATGAGATCAGAAAAGTGGAAGTGAAGATAGCTCACAAAAGCTGCAAGGGCGGCGCGCTTCAGATAAATCTTCGCAAAACAAACAACCCTCAATACGATGTCGTGGCAACAGTTTGGCATCGGGAGATACTCTACTCAGACAAGAAAGGCGAGACAGTATGTTTGTGAAAAGTTTGCATTTGTATAACTGGCTTTCTCATGCGGACAACCTGCTTGAATTTGAAAAGCTAGTTTCCATTCGTGGCGATAACGGAGCTGGCAAGTCCAGCATCGAGCAGGCCCTTGAAATGCTTTTCACTGGCCGCAGCGCATCCACCCAAGACAACGGCAGCGGTTCCCGCGACCTAATCCGGCGCGACCAGGACAAGTGCGCCATCACCGCCGAGATTCAGGACACCACCCTGCTCGGCACGCGCACCGCGAAGATGCGGTGCTCGGTAACCGAGAAGTCCGGCCGCACGATCATCATCAAAGACCCCGACGATCCAGCGTGGACGGGCTCGGAGTTCCTGGCGTCGCTCGCCATGAAGCGGGAGATCCTCGACTGCCTCATCAATGGCCGGTACTTTGTCGAGATGGACGACGCACGGCAGAAGAAGCTCCTGGCTGGCATCATCCTGCCCGCCACGGCAAAGTGGGAGGACTGGGTAGAGAAGGCTATGCTGGAGTGCGAGCTGCGCGTGGACTGGAGCATGAAAGCCTTCGACGTGATCGCGCTGGCCTACGAAGCGGCCTACAACGAGCGCAAGCTGGTGAACCGGCTGCTCAAGGAATGGCGGGAGCCGGAGGCAGTGGCGGTCCAGGAGATCGACGCCCAGGCCATCCGTACCCGGCTGGCAGAGCGGCAGAAGCAGCGCACAAAGTTAGCCATCGGGCGCAATACTGAACTCGGCAAATGGCAGCGCGCCCACGACGCCCGCGGCAAGATCGGCGGCAAGATTCAGGGTTTGGAGGTCCGGCTGGCTACCGAGCAGTCCAAGCGCGCCGATGTCGCCAAGGGTGAACTGTCCAAGAAAGCCTTTGCGGAAGCGACGAAGCTGGCCGCCGCGGCTGAGAAGGGCAAGAAGATCGAGGCCGACATTCAGGCCAACAATGCCGCCCTGGCCGAAGTCCGGCGGACGCTGGCGAAGTTGAACGATGTCGGCGAGGCCGGAACTTGCCCGACATGCACCCAGCTTGTGACCGATGCGGAGTTCGAGAACATCACTGCGCCGTTCATCAAGCGGCAAGATGAGTTGCTCAAGGCCGAGCGCGATCTCCAAGACGCCCGCAAGTCCCTCGGCGACTACGACGGCGCCGCCCGCGTTCTGGCCGACCACGCCCAGGCCGAGAGGAACCTCGCTCTGGTAGACGAGCACATTGCGGGCATCGAGAAGGACATTGCCGACCTCCAGAAAGAGCAGGCAGAGGCCGGCAACGAGGACACCCAGCCCGACACGGCGGAGATCGACAAGCAAATTGCCGACCTCGACGGTCGCATCGAGAAGGGAAATGCCGCGCTCACGGCAGCCATTCAGGCCGACAGTGCTCGCGAGGGATACGCCAAGGCCATGGAGGCCAAAAAGAAGCTCGACGCCAAGCAGGCCCTTCTGGAGCGCTTGGTGGAGTACTTTGGGCTGAAGGGTGTACAGGCTAAACTCCTCAACGAGCACGTGGGGGGATTTGAGGGCAGCATGAACAAGGTTCTCGACAAATGGGGGTTCCAGGCCAAGCTCCAGTTCGACCCCTTTGCGTTCAGCCTCATGTTCGCCGGCAAGGACAAGGCCTACAATCTCCGCACCATCTCGAAGTCGCAGAAGCATTCGTTCTCGATCGCGTTTCAGGTGGCTCTGGCCAAGGTGAGCGGGCTTAACTTTGTCGTGGTCGATGAGGCGGATGTCTTCCTCGACGCCAACCGCGGGAAGTTGTACCAAGCGCTGGACGGGGCCGGGTTGGACCAGGTGATCGTGCTCCAGTCCGACAGCCGGCGCGAGATCCCGGCCAAAGCTGGCAGGGTGTTCTACATGCTCTCGCTGGACCGCAGCGGAGAAGTGCCGACCACGAGAGTGGAGCGTCTCTGATGCCGAGAGAGACCAATCCACGCAACCTGTCAGACTATTCGGTCAGCATCCTCATTTCAGAGGATCGCTGCCCGATGTGTCTGGGCCATCTCGATACCGGGTGGGAGTGCAACGAGTGCGGGTACGATGCGCGGCCCTGGGTGAAGGCCAGCCGCGAACGCCACGAGGCCGCTCACAATAACCGGGAAGGGTAACCGACCCGCAACATCAACCGGGAACGAAGGGACAAGACAATGGCAGATCAAGATCCAACATTCAAAATTCCGCGCGAAGTGATTCAGCCTATCATTGAGGCCAAAGTTTCATCGGCTTTGATTGAAGCTCTCGGCAACCAGGATTGGCTTGTGCGCAACTGCATCTCGAAAGTGCTTGACCAGAAGGTCAAAGACGACGGCTCCGCGCAAACTGATTCGTATTACCAAGACAAATCTCCAACCTTCCTCCAGTGGGCGCTCACGTCTTGCCTTAAAGCGAAGATCAAACAGGTTATCCAAGAGGAAGTGGAAAAGCACCGGGAGACAATTGCAGAAGGTCTCCGCAAGGAACTGGCAAAGAAGACATCTCCACTCGTGAAGCAACTCATCGAGGGAATGACCGGCGCGATCATCACCGCATCGAAGGCGCAATATCAACTCACCGTCGAAGTCAAAGAAAATTCGCGGTATTGACATAAGCTTCCGGCCACCGCCGGGAGGGCGCGAGGCTACCATGGAGGATTACCCGGCCGGCACGGTAGCCCGCGCCTCAACAATTCAACGAAGGAACGAGGATAGGAACATGGCAAAGGGAAAGGTAGTCTGGTTTAGCAACGCGAAGGGTTTTGGATTTCTGTCGAATGATGACGGTGGCCCCGAAATCTTTGTGCACTACAGCGGTATCGCCTCCGACGGCTACAAGACACTCAAGCAGGATCAGCCCGTGGAGTTCGAGATCGTCAAAGGCAAGAAGGGCCCCCAGGCGGAGAACGTTCGAGTGATCGGAGCATGAAGCCCGCAGGCATCGGCGCGCTATTCGAGAACAGGGCGAAGTCTGACTTCCTGCGCCTGACCGGCTCCCGCTACGACGCCATGAAGACGCGCATCGAGCGGAACAAGAAGCTGCCGCCGCTGCCGTTCACTAAGGACGAGTTTCGCGCGCACGTGCTCAACGCCATGAACGGCAACCAGGATGGTGCGGTGGTTTGCCGGTACTGCAACCAGGTGACGACGCTGGCGGACATGGCCGTAGACCACGCCTACCCTCTCAGCCGGGGCGGATCGGCTGGGCTGGACAACTTGGAGTACCCGTGCAAGCACTGCAACGACCGCAAGGGCAGCCTCTCGCCGGACGAGTACCTGGCGCTGTTGGCGTTCCTTGAGACCGAGATACCACTGGGGCGCATCGACGTGCTCAAGCGGCTGGAGCAAAGTATCAAGCTGGCAGCCGGGGCGCGGCGGGCGATGATGCTGGTTAAGGGGAGCAAGGCACCAAAGAAGGATCAACCGGCGGATGATGGGTTACCGGAATTTTGAAAAGGAGCACCATGGCAACAACACGCCTCACGAAAGAAACGCTTTATCTACGCCGCGATTTCACTGCGGACGAGCGGCTCGAAATGGGCCGCGAACTGGCCCAAGGCCATAACCGCCTAGCAGCGATCGACGACGAAGAGAAGTCGATGAAGGCTACCGTGAAGGAGAAGCGCACGGGCGTGGAGTTGATGATCGGCAGCCTGTCCCGCAAGCTCAACGACGGCTACGAGATGGAGAACCAGCTTTGCATGTTGACCTACGACCAGCCCAACGTCGGTGAGGTCACTTACACTGATCCGAGCGGCAAGGTGGTCAAGACGCGGCCCATGACGATCAGCGAGCGGCAGGAGGAATTGCCCTTCGAGGACAAGGTTGAAGTGATCCCGCCCGCTGTGGCCGAGGCGTCAGCAGAGCAGTCAGCCGAGAATATCGACGAGTTCTTCAAGCCCGGCAGGCCGACCGAGCAGCCGACAGCGGAAAGCGCAGCGCCAGTCACCGAGGAGGTAGGCGCCGACGCAACAGCACTGCCGGCAGACTTCGAGGACGGCGTGCGGGAGTCCCTGGGTGTGCCCGAGCAGTTCCCGGCTACGCTCAAGGAAGCGCTGGACAAGCAGAAGACCACGGACACGCGCGGCAAAGGCAAGAAGAACACGCCCGCGCCGAAGCCCGCAACCGAAGAAGTCTGGTAAGCAATGACCGTTCCAGACCTCAGACTCGACGCAGGACTCCCGGCGAACATAGACGCCGAGGTCACCATCCTTGGGGCGGTGTTGTTAGATAACGCCGCCTTTGAGGAGGCCGCGGAGAAGATACAGAGCGACGATTTCTCGCTCGATAGCCACCGCCGCATCTTCCTGCGCATGGCCGACCTGATGCGGACCAGGCGTTCCGTTGACATCGTGACGCTGGCGAACGAGCTGAACCAGCGGAAGGAGATTGAATCCGTCGGGGGCGTGGCCTACCTCGCCAGCCTCACTGAAGGTCTACCACGCCGCCCGGTGATCGGCGAGTACATCCGGATCGTCAAGGACAAGAGCCTGCTGCGCAGGCTGATGGGAATTTGTTCGATGGCGATCGCGCGTGCCGGCGATCAGGGCGAGCTCGCCCTTGAGCTGCTCAGCGTCACCATGCAGAACCTCTCCGACATTGAATCGTCGGGGATGCAGGGGTCAGACCTTGAATCCGTCGGGCAATGGTTGAGCAAGAACGATGTTTTCGAGGAGCGCAAGCCTGGCATATTCACAGGCATCGACGACTACGATCAGATGACATTCGGGCTGCATCCCGAGGAACTGACCATCATTGCCGCTCGGACCTCAATGGGCAAAACGGCGCACTGCGGAACCATCACGTGGAAGATGGCTGTTGGCGGCAAGTGCGTGGCCGCATTCATCAACGAGCAGAGCAAACACTCGTTCATCGGACGGATGCTGTGCGGCCGGAGTGGAGTATCGTTCAAGAGTTACCAGCGCGGCCAGATGGACTGGGTTGAAAAGCAATACATTCAAGACGCCGAGCAGGAGTTTCGCAAGCTTCCTATCTTCTGGGACCAGCGCAGCAGCATGAGCGTGGCCAGCATTCGCGCCAAGGCTGCACGGTTGAAGCGGTCGGGGGAGTTGGATGTGATCCTCGTTGACCAGCTATCCCGTGTATCCGCTGAGGGCATCTACCAGAAGGGGATGCGCGGCGACGAGGTTATCGGGGAGAAGGTGTCTGCGCTCAAGGGTATTGCCGTGGACCTCCAGGTGCCGCTGGTGCTTTACCACCAGGTCGGGCGCGGCGCAATCAAGAATCAGGACTCCAGGCCAACGCTGGCGGACCTCGCGGAGTCCGGAAAGATCGAGCAGCACGCCGACAATGTGGCGTTCCTGCACCGGCCTGGGTACTACAATCGGGATGACGAGTCCCTGAAATACAAAGCTGAGATTTTCATTGCGAAGCAACGCGACGGCGAGACGGGGTCGGTTGAGTGTGAGTTCGTTGGGTATAACTGCCTGTGGAGGAACAAAAGCAAATGAATACGTTTGAAGTTTCACTCGAAAACGGCAAGTTGGAAGCTGTTATTCCGCTGGACGCAATCGACCAAATTCAGCGCACCGATGACGGCGCTGGTACAGAAGTTTGGCTCCGTAGCGGGCGTATCTCTGTCTTGAAGAGGATTCCGATTGAGGAAGTCGCGCAAGCACTGAGGAGTGCCAGATGAAGGGGTTGCCAAACTTTGTATCAGCGGACCTCCGGAAGTCACCCATCTACGACAGGCGCTTTGCTCTGGAAGTCGCCAAAATGCTGGAGCGAATGACGGGCGACAGGTGCGGAGCCATTACCAACGGGCCTAACTCGTTTACGATTCTGCGCATATCGGGGATGAAGGAGAACATGGGATGAAGATCAAGTTACCCATTGGCCGCAAGACACTGGTTATCGTATGGGCAAGCCCGCGCTTTGCTGGCTGGTACTTCGAGCGCGGGCCGTTCGGATGCTGGGAACGCCACTTTGGCCGCCTCAAGATAGGATGGGTGTTGACGAGATAGCTATGAAGACCACACGCAGTTGGCAGTACCTCTGGCGGTTGACCAAGTGGCGGGAGTTGTACGCGGACCTGGGCAACATGCCGATTCTGAGCCTTGAGCGGGAAATCAGCATCGAGGAGGCTAAGCGCATGTTTCCCGGCATCGGCGTGCATGTTGGCTACACAGTTTACACACCAATCAAAGTGGAGGTTACACCGTGAGACAATTCGAGCCATTCGGCGACCGCGTTCTGGTGCTGCCCGACGCAACACCAGCGAAGACCACGGGCCTGGCAAAGCCCCAGAGCGAGCAAGAGAAGCCCACCGAGGGGATTGTGGTGGCGGCGGGGCCAAGGGCAGCCAAGAATCAGAAGGCAAAATACGAGGAATATCTCGACGTTAATGGTGAGAGATGTCTCGCTCTTGGATCTGGAGTTGCAGTCGGCGACCGCGTGCAGTTCCC